ATTGAAGGTCAGAGGCGGGCAGGTGTTCCACCACCTACTCGCCTCGCCATTTTACTGGATGCGCATACAGTATCAAGCAGCTTTTACCATGTCGCTGCTAACCGTGAGTCTCGAGACTTCTCCGTATTCGCGGTGATACGTTATGACCTTCGCATCCCTACCAGACAACCACCCACCTCGAGCGGCGTAGGCGTCTCGAGCGGCGAGCGTGCGATGCTGCTCCACAATCATCAAATTGTTCTCTTTGATGTGCAGGCTATGTAGATGGCCCAAGTGCGCATAGGCATGCTTCGTGCGCCCAAACAACTCGCGGAATTGACCGGCGAAGACTTCAGCCACGTTCTCCACCTTTCGCTTGTGCCCATGGTGGAAAAACAGCGCGACCTTGCCAAACTCAAATGAGTTGTATGGCGAAGGGCTTCGATCAACAGTCACTCGAGGCTCGTTCTCGTAAAGAACCGCCAACCATTCGCGCAACCAGATTTGAGACACCGGGTCATGGTTTGCGTCAGCCATGACGATGTGAAGGCGCTTGTGCTTGGCAAGCAGCATATCGATCACCTGGCGAAGCAACCGGATCACCACGCGGACGACCTTGTAAAACCTCGAGTCAACGTCCAATAGGTGCTTGGACGCCGGGGTGAGAGGCTCTATGCCGTCAGCGTGCAGAAGGTCAGACAGTTGCGCGAACACTGCCGTCTCAGAGTTGGGGGCTTGTGCGATGGCTTGAGCGAACCACTCGAGCAGTGTCGCTTCGGCTATCTTCATGTCCCAGTCATCGCCCGTTTCTTCGTGGTGCGAAAGCATGGACAGGTGATAGTCGGTGATGACGTAGCAACTGCACAGACTCGAGTTCATCTGATGCTTTGGCGACGGCAGTCTCGAGACTCGAGGTATTTCCTCTTTCATGGCCTCGATAGCCTCACGCATGAGCGCATCACGCGCATCCTGATCCACCGCCGACTTGACCCACTGCCCCTTAGGCTTTCCGTCCTCACCGTAGTAGGTTGACACGCCCTTGACCGTGAAGCCGTCGGGGACGGTCTTGGTCATGTCGTGGGCTGGCGCGTGGCCCCTGATTGCCGCCTGTTTCCTGAGCGCCTCCAAAGACCTCTGCAACGTGCGGGTGTTGACGCCTAGCGCCTTGGCCGCTTTGTATTGGCTGCCCTCTTTCTCAACCGCTTCGATGTACTCAAGCTGGCGAACCGTGGCGAATGGGATCAGGTCGGAATAGCTCATTTCACCCCCGCGGCAGCACGGCATTTGTAGTAGATCCCGGCGACCTCGACAAGCTTGCGGGTCGTGGCACCAAATGACGGGTCATCGAGCGGCGTCAGAGGCGGGCACATCGCTTGCACCAGCGGGGACACTGAGGGCGGCGTTGATGTCGCGCAGGCTGTCAGGCTCATGACGACAGTCGCGATACACAGGCTTTTCAACGGTTTCACGGATCACCCTTTCTCGGATGGTCTGCTGCTTCACGTCAATCTTTTGGATTGACTCTGCAATGGTCGATAGGGCTGCTTCCCGCTCGGTATGCGCGGCCACGGTTGCCGCGTCCCACTGCCCCTGTTTGATCGTCCACCCGCCATAGAACCCGGCAGCGGCAGAGATGAGCGCAGCGCCTGCGATGAGGTATGGGGTCATGACAGAAAGAGCGCCCGTTCGGCGTCGCGGCGTTTCGTCAGGCCAGCCAAGCGAGCCCCGCCGGAGAACACCCAGCGGTCAAACTCAGCCGCCGCGCCCTTGATGTCGCCAGCGTTGAGCTTGCGAACCAAGGTGCTAGACGCCATGTTGGCCGCTCCCACGTTGTAGGCGAACGAGACAAGTGCGTCGAACATGGGTTGACCAATCGGCACTTTGACTGCCTTGCTCACAGCCTGCTCATACTGACCAAGCGTGTCGGCCAGCAGTTGCGATGCCTCGGCCTCGGTGATGGGCTTGTCCTTGAGCGTGACGGCTTTCCCGTCAGCGTAGAAGCAAGACCCATAGCCAATGGTCGGCTTGTTTGCTGGGCACAGGTAAGGGGCAGGCTTGAACCCCTCAAACCGCTTGATGAGGTCAAGCCCCGCTTTGCTTGTCTTCATGGCAGCAAGCCCTTAACGTCCTTGTAAACGTCACCGGCTGACTTGTCCTGATACTTGGACATCGTGTTGAAAGCGATCCTGACCAGCAGCCACCCGGGCAGCGAGCAAGCCAGGAACACGCCGCCCAACTGCATCAGACCTAGATAGACCTCAATCGGGACAACAGAGTTCAAGACTTGATGCAGGCCGAAATACAGCATGACCGCAGCCCCACCGCCTAGGCTGCTTGCTGCCGTGCTGATTAGTGCAACAGCCCACTCCTTTTCGCTGCGTGGCTTCTTTGCCAGCATGACGAGGATGGTTCCAAGCGCAAGCCCGCCACCAACAGCGCCGCCGATTGCTGCGCCACCAGCGCCCTTAGCCGCCGCCACACTTGCCGCGCTTGCGGCCGCCGTTCCGAGTTCCATTTGACTGTCCATGGCTTAACAATTGAATGCAGCCACCGCAGCGGCTGCGGTTGGTGAATCAGAACCCGACGAGTGCGGGAAGTTGGCCCTTCATGACAGCCGCCGCGCCTGCGTACAGAGGGCCGCTCGGGTGCGTGCCGTCGCGTGAGCCGCCGTTTGCCGAGTTGTTCGACGGAAACAGCTTGTCAGTCACGAGCGTGAAAGCGGCCTGCCCGCCGATCACTGCAACAGCGTTGGCGGTCGTCAGACCTTGCGCGGAGTAGATCGCGCCGTAGAAGTCGAAAACCTCATCCGGGTCACCGTCTGCCTTGCTGAACTGGCGGGCCAGGAACCACGGGTTGTATTGGCTGTATTGCAGCGCGGCGGCGTTGTCCGTCTGGTTGGCTGCGGTTGCCCATGTGTCGGTCGTGGTGGACTTCGGCGCATAGGTGCATTGGACGATCCGACCAGATCCACCAAGGCATGCGGCGCGAAGTTGGTTCCAGTACCAACGATGCAGAGCTAGGAACCCAGATGGGGCAGCGCCAGCCCATGCGAGGCCCCGGTCGTTGTGGCCCATGTTGGAGATGACAGCGGAGCAGTAGCGCAGGGACAGCAGGCGTTGAGCGTGCCCGCCGTAGGTGAAAACAGTGCTTGCCTTGGTGCCGGGAACAGATGTGCGAACCCACGAGTAACCAGCCGCGTTCAATGCGCGATTCGCGAATGCCAAACATCCGTCACCGTCGCCGTCAAGCGTGGTCGTGCCGACGATCAAGTCGCCCGTCTCGGTGATGATCGAGTCGCCAGCCGTGCCGACAACCTTCTGCCCCGACAGGCCGGTCATGAACACGTTGATCGGAGACGAGATGACAGCGCCGTTCGACTGCGATGCAGCCGACCAGTCAGCGGAGAAGACCATTGTTCCGGTCGTCGCCTGCTGACGGGTTGCGTCACCGAGCGCGGACTTCTGAGCAACACCCACGTTCGGGCGACGCAGACCTTGGGCTTTGCTGTCCTCGATCTGGATGTAGTACCGCTCGCCAGCCGAGAGATTGACGGAGCCGGCCGGGTCAGATCGCACGCGCCAGCCGTCCGGGACAACGATGGTCAGGCCATCAGCCGACACAGAGCCACCAGCGGCGACAAACTCGGCCACAGTTGCCGCAACACCATCCAACTTGAAAGCGTAGTCAGCGACGCACGATCCAGCGTTGAACCACGTCAGCGGCGTAACCGTTGCGGTCGATTGGTTCAGGGCAACGCCAGTCAATCGCGTGACAAGCGCCATGCGCAGAGTCGTCGCAGAGCCGGAGCCGACCTCTTGAGCAGAAGTCGGAAGGCCAGCATTGACCCAGCCGTTCCAATACTCGACCGAAGGCGCAGAGCCGGCCACGTTGGTTTTCTCGGCGATCCGTGTGCTGGTGACGTTGTTGGAGCCGACTGCGGCGTCACCACCAGAGATTCGGCAGCGAACAGCAGCGGAGACAATGGGCAAGGAGTCAGCGACAGCAGGCAGCGGATCACCCATCACAGCCGAGTAATCCAGTTGCCCGGACGTGGAAAGAACCAACGAGGCATCACGGATCTGCGGGCCATACACCACAGCCCCCGAACCGAGAGCCGATGACGCATCCTCTCTGACCGCAGTCGATCCGGTGACAGTCTCAGCCCCGGAAAGGTTGCGAATGACAAGCGTCTCGCCTTTCCTCAAGGAAAGCGGCAGAGAGCCAGAAGCGGAAGAGAGGATGGTCATGGCTGAACCTCGTTGTTCAGTGGAAGAAAAGCGGGCGTCGTTGCCCGCCTGCTGTCAAGCAATGCGGATGTCGCAATCCGTGAGGAAGATGTCACCCGTGCAAGCACCCGATGTGAAGGACGCCTGAACCGTCACGCGCAAGCGGGTCGTGTTGGCCGGGATGGCAAAGCCGGGGCACTCAATGACAAACTCGCTGTCGGGAAGCTCGCCTTGTGTGTCGGCCGTGTCGCTGAAGCCCTCAACCGTGAACAGAGGCGTGGAGCCGTTCAAGGCTTCGATTCGCATGGTCAGGCTCTTGAAGTTGGACGACAGGCCAACGCAGCGGGCAGAAATACGGCCATAGTCCACCCGATCAATGCCGCCAGTCACAGGGGCGAGCATGTTCGACAGGGTGACGCTTGCCTGCTGGATGCCGATGATTTCGGTACCCGACGCAGTGCCCGCAACGGTCATCTTGAACCACGAGCGGCCATAGTTGCCGGTGTTTCCAAGGACTGCTTGACGCAGGCTGTTGAACCCAGCAACAAGGGCGTTGATGATCCCTTGCTCAGTCGCGCCATAAGTGCCCGACGCAGTGCCAGCCACCGAGGCCGCAATGTCAACCTCGGATTGGTTACCTGCGCCCGTAACAGTGATGTTCGAGCCTTGGCGGCGAGACAGAGCCCAGCTTGTCGGCTCGGTGCCGGATGCCCCCGTGCCAGCAGCCACACCAGCGCCGGATAGCTTCGGGTTCAACACAAGCTGCCTGCTGGTGGCGATGACCTGGCGGCTGTCAGTGACGGCAGAGGGGCGGACATTGATGGGCGCAAAGTCCTTTTCGAAGGTGCGGGCGAACTCTCGTCCAATGCGTTGACAGAACTTGGCGTTGGGGTGCAGGCCGACCGTGCCTTCGTCATAGGTCGAGCCGGTCAGAGCCGCGCCCGTGGCGCTGGTTGCATCGACCATCACAGAGTGAGAGTCAAAGACCTTGCACACACCAGAGCGGGCCAAAGCGCGCACAGCGCCATTGATCGCGATGACGTTCGCCTGAATCGTCGCGGTCTGGTTCGCGCCATGGCGCGGGGTGACAGTGCCCAAGCGCAGGGTGCAGCCAAGTTCACGGCACTTCTGCGCGTACTGCTGAATTGCTTGGATCGCAGCAGCGCCGCCGTCCGTATCGGGGAGGTTGTTCTGACCGATGATTGCCCACACTTCGCACGGAGCGTGAGGCGCGACAGTCGTGTCAAAACGCGCAAGAATTTGCTGCGCAGTCTGGCCGCCAATGCCGCCCATGTTGACAAGCCGCAGATTGCCCTTGATGTAGTTCAGTGCGTGCACCCACCAGCCGCGAGTGCTCCAAATGTTCTGCGTGGAGTCGAGGAAATAGCCATTTGCGGCGAACGAGTCGCCATCAACTACGACGCGAACCGGGTTGTCAGGCTTAGCCGATCCGGTCACGTCGCCCATCACAGTCTGATAGTCCAGAGCACCAGAAGACGAAAGAACGAGCGTGACGTTTGACAGTTGAGGCCCGTACACCTCAGCACCATCGGCAGTCGCCTCGGAGGGAACCGTGGAGCCGCGCACAGTCTCCGAGCCGGAGTAATTGCGGATGACAAGGGTTTCACCCTTGCGCAGAGTCAGCGGGAGGGAGCCATTTGCAGACGTGAGAATGGTCATAGAGCCTCAGCAATGAAAAAGGCCCGCCGAAGCGAGCCTGTGTTGTTGTGCAGTGGTGAGTTAGCGGAGTTCCGCCCAGCCTTGCAGGCTGTTGTTGACGACAGTCACGGAGTAAGTGGCGCCAGGAGGGACGACAAAGACAGAGGTCAGCGTGATTCCAGCGAAGGAGGTGCCCTGCTGGCCGATGGTCACGCCGCTGACCGTCGTCGTCATGGAGGTTGTGCTAGCGGTTGTCTGCCCCCACACGCTCACGACAATCGGCTTGGCTGTGTCGTTTGTGTAGGTTGTGCCAAACGCTCGACCGGGCGAGCTAATGACGCTCGTCCACGATTGACCGATGCCGAGTAGCTTTGCCTCGACAGCCGACGCAGCAGCGGTGCCGGTTGCCGCCGCAGCATCAGCAGCATTCTTGACAAACGCAGTTGTCGCGGCCTTGGTACTGTTATCGCCTGCGGTCGGAGTCGGCGCGATGGGCGAGCTGGAAAACGTCTTGACGCCCGCCACCGTCTGATCGCCCGTCAACCCAACAGCGCCCAACGTCGCCCGAGCCGTTGCAGCGTCAGCGTCATCGATCAGCGTCAGGCCGAATGCAGAGACAGCCGAGGCGTTGAGCTTGGCCGCAATCGCGTCACGGTTCTGAGCGTCAAAGGCGTACCCCGCCCGGATGTGGTCATCCAGATCAGGAAACGGGTTCTCCCCACCACTCGGCGAGTTACTGGCCGCAGTGGTCGAAAGCGATGCAAGGGTCGTCGGAACCGGCATAGGCACCTCAAATGAAAAAACCCGCAGGGCGAACCGTGCGGGCATGAAAAAAGCCACCCGGAGGTGGCTTGTCTTGATTGCTTAGATCAAAGAGAGCGTGTCGCCCTTCTTTGGAAAAGCTCTATCTAGTCTTGATTTGAATACATCCCAACTGTCTTCCGCCCGCATAAATCCAATCAAGGCGTACAAGTGTTGGGCCAAAGCGGGATGCCCGACATTGTCAGTGAGCCATTGGTGATGCTTGGCCTTGCGATTTCCTCGCTCATCCGCAGGGTTGCGCCGCTCAAGTTCGTCAAGAACTCCGGGGCCAAGTCGCAAATAAACCAAATCATTGATGTAGTAGCCGACAACTCCCGGCCTACGACTAGACCCGCTCCACTTCCACCTCTTAAGGCGAAACAACTCTTGAAAGAATTCATCTGGGAACGTCTTCACCCAGGCAGCCAACTCACGACGCAAGAAGTTGTCAAGATACGCCTGCAAGGCGTCACGCGCACGCACTTGCTGATAACCGGTGACCTCATCAACCAGCGCAACGATGCCTGTCTCAGCCAAGCCGCGAACCAGCATGTCGACCTTGTCGGCAATCTTTCTTTGGGATGGCAGTAGTGCGCCTTGGTCCCGCGCTGATAGGTAGACATTACACACCTTAGGCAGCAACTCAGCCTTGAACCCGAACGCCCTACCACCTGTCGGTAGACGGAATTCGACAGGAGTTGTCGACTCGATAATCTCCTTTGAAATCAATGACTTAAGGTTGTTTGCTGACAGGAATGCAGGCATGTTGTCGACCATGCCCGCCGCGCCTGTCCCGCCCTTCGCTTTGCGTGACCTGCCGATTGCCGTGAGAAACCCTTCCTGCGTTAGGACTCGCGTCCCGTCACTCAGCACGTAGCAAGGTATCTCGACATCAAGAAGACGAAGCGGCCTGTCAGATGACCCGTACTCCGCGACTGGCAAAGATTGCTTTGCCCACCTAGCCGCCGCCGCCTTCTCTGCAATCTCTTTCTTTCTCTCGGGGGTAAGAGAACGCGCCCTAGCCATCGCCCCAGCCTTACGGCCATCCATCTTCGGTTGGTCAGACATTTTTAGCAAGCATGTGTGTTGTTCATGCTTGCATTATCCATGCATCAGCGAGCTTTGCAAGCATTTTTGACGCGCATGCTTGCATTATCCCGTGGCCATCCAAGCGGCGGCCTTTTGCTGGTGCGCCTCGATCAATACAATCAGCCCAACACAACAGGGAAGAAAGATGACTGACGACGACCTTTACGCAACCATCGCCAAGGGGCTGATGATTGGCATCGGCGCGCCGCTGTTTTACATAGGCGTTAAGAAGCTCGCCATTCAGATTGAGTTACTGATTCGCAAACTGACCGGCAAGCAGCCCCCCAAGCCTGCCAGCGGTGAGGGACAGTAGTCCAGGGTTCTCTGCCAACACATCAGCGAATGACGGGCCGGAGTTAAGCAGGCCCTGGGTCATGGCTTGGCTGTTGAGCGCCTTGTTTACGCCTCGACCTGCTGCCATCGTGGCCCCTGCGGTCAGGGCGGCAGTGGGGAGGCCGGTAATGGAAGCCAGGCCGCCGACGCCGCCCAGAGTCCAAAGGCGCTGCGCCGTCCCGCTGTCCGGCACCGGATCCTTGATGAACCGTTGACCGATCTTGGCAAGATCGCCGAGATTGCCTCCGCGACCAGCTGCCATGGCTTCTTTGCCTGCGTTGTTCGCGTTGACGCGGCCCATCAGCAGGGACGGCGAAACATTGCCGTCCGTTGACTTTGCAACCAGATCGCGGATGGTCTTCAATGCGCGGTACTGGCTGCGTGCTGTCGCCCACGCCGCCTTATCGGCCTCGGCAATGCTGCCGTCCATGGCATCGCGCAAAGTTTCACGCAACTGCCCCAAGAAGTGCGCCTTCTCGCCGCCAGCCTTCGTCAAGTTGCCTAGTTTGCTGTCCAGAGCCTGATAGGCCCGACCAGGGATCTTGCCGTCTGCACCAACCTTGCCAAGCAACTCGTCAATGCTGTTGCGCACCGCACGCGCACTGTCATCAGTGCCGAATCTGGCGGCTTCGTCCTGAATGCTGCTGAGTCGCCCAAGCAGATCATCGGAAGCGTCTAGCGCATTGTTGGCGCTCAACCGCTCAAACTCAGCGCCGATTCTGGCCTTCGCTGAGGCGTACACATCTGGCGTGACCTTGTCCGTGTTCTCTCCAAACTGGCGAGACACAGCGCGGTTGAACGCTGATTGCTGAGCATCACGAGATTTTGCTGCGCCTGAAAATGGCAGCTTGTCCACAGTTGATTGAAGAACCTTCAGCGGCTTGGAGTCAGACAGTTGCACGGCATTGACTGGGATGCCGTAGTCAGCCGCCTTGCTGTAGAGAGCACGAGCCTCTGGCGAGACTTCACCAGCCACCTTGCGCACAACTTTCGACGCCCCCGACTTAGCCAAACCAGCGGCTTTGGGAACCAGGTATCCGCCAGCCAGTGCCGCTGTAGCTCCAATTGCAGCCTTCTTTCCCCGGTCCTCCAGAGAGCCATACTCAAGGGCTCCAGGCGCCGCGCCAGACAAGGCCAAACGGCCAGCCGTTGAAAGAGCCGTCGAACCAGCGCCTACAGGCACCGCCATGTATGGCAAGGATTCGCCAAATGCGGTTGCAATAGGTCGGGCGGCTTGCAGTGGCTTGTAAAGCTCGTCCTTGGCTTGAACATTCTGACGAAGCCCATCAAGCGACGACTTCTCGCCTCTGGCGGCAAGATACATCTGCGCCAAGCCGTCACCGATCTTGTCGAATGTTCGGCCAGCCGAGATCATGAGAGTCTGCCCAACGCCAGGCGTATCCGATGGCGCTAGTTTCTTCGGCGCATCGTCCCATTGAACCTGAGACGGATCAATTGCGGGCGCGTCGTCCCACTTGACCTTGCTTGGATCAATCGGCATAAGCGGTGGTCCCGTCAGAGTATTGGACGACCTTGCGGCCATTCATGGTGCCAGTGCGAACGACGGTCTTGCCTTGAGCCTTGGGCGCAGGTTGCGCTGCGGGGCGCTGCTGCTCGGGCATGCCACCGCCGTACAGGTTTTCCAACCTGTTCAAAGCCTCTTGGTTTGCCTGCAAGCCCAATGTCGGATCGGTGGCCGTTGCAAGGTACATCTTCAGTTCGGCGTTCGAGTCCATCTGCTTAGCCGACATGCCGGTGGCCTTCATGATCGCTTGCAGCAGCAGAGGGCGAGTCATGGCAATGGAATCGCGTGCGCTTTGAGCCTTGGTTCCGACAGCGCCGCTGAGAGTCTGGCCAATGCCCGTGCTACCCAAGCGAGCGCCAATGTTGGTGCCCCACTTGTTGTTCTCGCTGACGATGGCGTTTTCGCTGTCCAGAATGTTGTACTTGTCTCGCAAGTCGGCAATGACCGATGCAACGGTCCCCTCGCCGGACTTCTGAAGTTGCGCCTTCTGGTCGGCGGGCCCGCCTGGGATGAACTCCATGCTACCGTCTGGCTTCCAACGGAACCCGGCAGGAGCCTTGCCGAACTGCTTGTTGAACGCTGCCTGGTTTCCGCCCACCTCAGCGCCGCCGCCTTGATCGAACGCCAAACGCTGCTGAGACACAGCCAGATTGCCGCGAGCGACAGCGTTAGAGGCGATCTCACCCGGCGTCATGGTCTTCTTGAGCGAAACGCCAGCCTGAGGCCGCACGAATTGCACAGAGCCGCCCAAGTCAACCCGCTCGGGTGCGGTGTAGCCCTGCACGCCTTCGCCGACAGGCCGACCGAACTTGTCGAACATCAGAGTGACCTTGTTGCCCTGAGCGTCTTGGCTCTCGATGGTCCGATCCACTTGCGCAGCACCCCAATCCTTCATGCCCGCGAGGTCTTGGGCTTCCTTGATGGAGCCGCCGCGGCGGATGTATTCAAGGGGGTCGAACTTGTTTTGCTGCGTGCTGAATTCGTCTTTGTACTGGCCGATGCTGCTCAGGTACTTGTTGCGCTCGGCTTGCTGCGCCGCTTGTTGGGCGGCAGCCTGCTTTTGCTGCTCCAACTGCTGCGCCTGCATGTCGAACAGCTTGCCGCGCTGAGTGGCGTATTCGTTTTGGCGTTGCAGGTCTTGCCCTTGCGCAAGCCCTTGAATGCCACCCAGCAAGCCAGAGCCGACAGCGTTCCATGTGCCGCCGCGACGAGCGCCAGCCAGGCCAGCGCCGACAGCGGACAGCAAGCCCATGCCGCCCGGAGAGTTCAGGAAGTCAAGGAGTCCAGTCGATTCAGCCATAGTTCCTCCCGTAACCACCGAGCAGGCCCTGCACGGCCATTTGCTGCGCCTGGCGACGCTTTTCCATGTCAACCTGATCGGTCGGATTCAGCAGACCGGCAAAGCCTTGGCCTTGCTGGAACTGAGCGGGAGCGGCTTGCATGGGCTGGCCTTGCGTCATCGCCTTGGTTTGGCCTGCGATGTTCAGGGCTTGCGATGCGGGGCCTGCGTACTGGCTGAAAGTGGACAAAAGTCCGCCTTGAGTAGCCGCCCCTCCTGCTGCTGCCCCAGTCGCGGCAGTTGATGCCCCAGCAGTGCCAGCGGCGCCAGCCGTCGCAGCACCAGAGGCACCAGCGGCGCCCATCGCTGGCAAGGCGTAAGGCGCAGCAACAGCCATCGCGCCTAGGCCAATCATTTGCGCATCGGTCAGGCCGGTTGCCTTCTTCATCGGCTTCCACAGCAGACCGCCCGCAGTGTTGTCCCAAAGTTCACCAAAGAAGCTCATTTGCCGCCTCCGCTTTGAGTCGTGGTTTGAGTCTGGAATCCGGGAGTGCCGAAGACACCCGACATGGTTTGCAGCTTCTTGTACGGGTCGTTCTGCTGCTCTTGGAACTGCTGATATGCGAAATCAGCCTTGTCCTGAGCCTGCCCCTGAAGCAGGTTGCCAGCGTTGAGCAACTGCCCCGCGTTGGTGTAGCCTGCTTGCTGGATGGCCGGAGACATGCCGATTGCCTGCATGCGGTTGGCTTGGTCGGTGTTGTAGGCGTTGAAGCGCATCCCCGAAGCGATGTCACCCAGGTTCTGCTGCAACTGGCTGTCCTGCTTGGCCTGCGCGTCCATGACGTTCGCATTGCCGAACGAGCCCGATTGCACAGCCTGCATGACCTGATTGGGTCGCACCTGACGGTTGTAGGCGTCAGCCGTTTCGTTCTGAGCCTTGGCGATCTGCTGCGTGAGGTACGGGTTCTCTTGACCACCTTGCAGGAACGAACCGAGCGCGCTTTCTGCTTGACCCTGCACGCCCGATCCGGCTTGCTGGCGGATCATGTTCAGAGCCTGCGACTGATCGCCGTTCATCTCGGCAAAGCGGTTGCCGGTGTACGCCTGCCAAGGAGTGTTGGCGACCTGTTGAGCCTGAGCCGTGAAGGTGTCAACCAGCGGATAGAGGCGAGGGTCAAGTCCCTGCGATGTGGT